TTTTGCGCTCCGGGCTGGTGAGCCATGCGGTGATTTCAAGCTCCAGAAAGCGCTTGTCCGTCATGCCCCGTTTGAAATTAGTGGCCACACGGCCATTGCAGTCATCCCTCAGATTGAGTGTCACCATTGGTTTCTCACCTCACTTAAAGCTAATCAGATCAGGCGCATAGACACGATGCACGAAGTAGCGCACATCGTCCATGCTATGGTCATTTTCTTTGATGGGACGATCCATCTGGGCCTTTTCATCCCAGCGATACATCCCAAACTCACGGATGCAGTCCGTGCAACAGTCGCAGAAAAAGATGTCACCGCTCTGGAGCCGGGTGGCCACATTGCGGATGCCGTCCAGCACGGAGTTGGAGGCCTTTTCTACACGGTAGCGGTCATGGCGGCGGATGACCTCAATGAAAGAGGCCGCCGATGGGTCCACGATGATGGCGGACACATGCAGACCGTCAGCCAGGCGCTCCAGCTCCGTGTAGTGCTCCTCATCGGTGCGCTGGCGGCCCTCCTTGCGGCTGTCATAGTAATACTCCCGCATCCTGTACCACTTGCCGCCAGCCTTGCCCCAGAGGCCAATGCTGGTGGGGTTGATGGTGCCGTAGTCGCAGGACATCATGTACTTTTCATAGGGCCTGGGGACGCTGGGCACCACATGAAAGTCCTTGTTGAACATCGTGTAGATGAGCCCCTCCGCCACCACCCACAGGCCCCGGATAAAGCGATCATAGAAAACGCCGGAGTAGAGGCTCTCATACCTTGCCTTGACTGCGGCGGAGAGGCTGAGGTTGTCATCCATGGTGAAATGGAGGTGCAGCATTTTCCGCTTGCTGGCCTCCAGCACCCACTTGGTATAAAACCAATGGCTGGGGCCCTCCGGGTTGCAGTTAAACCACAGCTTGGCCCCCTCAACAGAGCAGCGGGCCGTGGCCTGGTTGACAAAGCTCTCCGGCATCAGGGCCACCTCATCCAGCAGGATGCCTGCCAGTGTGATGCCCTGGATGAGTGCGGCGCTGCTTTCGTCCTTGCCACCGAACAGGTAAAAGCTGTTACTCTTGCCGTTGGCGCTCACCACGATCTTGTTTTCAGTGCGGTGCTCCTTGAAAGAGAAAACGCCCGCCAGCCAGACGGGCAGATTGCTTGTCACATTGCGGCGCAGGCTCTCAATGGTCTTGCCGCAGATGGCAAAATTGCAGCCATCAAAGCGGGTCATGGCCCACATGATAAAGCCCACCGTCATGGCCACTGTCTTGCCGGAGCGGATGGAGCCGTCACAGATGATGCCGTCATAGACCTCAAAGCCGGGCCTATTCCACCAGGTCATGGCCAGATTTTGCCGGGTGCTCAATCTCTGGTATTTCATCCGTGTCTATCTCCTCTCTGGTGCTTTGGTCAATGACCTCAAAGATGTTATTCTCTTGGGCCTCGCTGCCACCGTTCTTGCTGTCGAACATGCCCAGGTGCTTGGCCAGCAGCTCCAGGGCCTTGACCTTATCGTGCACCTTGACCTCCGTGCCATATTGCCCCTCCTTGATGGAGGCAATGGCCTTGCGCTTTTCATCCGGCAGCTCAGAGGTGGGGGTGATGCGGACAATGCCATTTTGGTTGACAGTGGCGAAGTCAGCACCGTTGGCAAAGGCGATTGCAGCCAGCTCCTCAAGCACTTTTTCCTGGGCGATTTCCACCCGCTTTTGACGCTTGGCCTGCTGCTTTTGGATTTCGGCAGAAACTTGAGTTTTATTGAGTAGTTCCACGGCTATCCGGGAGGCGCTTTTTTCGCTATATCCGGCACGCTTGGCAGCCGCCGTGGCATTGAGGTCCACAAGGTATTCCTGCACAAATCGCTTTTGCTTTTCAGTCAGCTTTGCCATCTCACCACCCCATCACATAGTAAAAGCCGCCCTCATCGGACGGCTCTAAAAAAACGTTAGAATGAAACAGCGGCAAGGGTCTGGGTTTCATCATCCGTCACCTTGCCGCTGTTCAACCAAGGAGGTATTGCATCATCTTGAGGCACTACCCGCAGGATATAGTGTACCACAGGAACACCGAACAGAACGAACAAGTTACAGTTGGACCTCTGTGCCGTCATCCGTTTCCGGCTCCGTAGCCTTGATGTACCTGTTGCACATCATCCGCACGCCGTCAGCAGTGTTGCTCCCGCCGATACATGCGGCCACCTGCTGCCACGGCAGTCCATTCACAAAGCGATATGTGAAAACCTGCCGGAGGAGGCTGTCCTCAATGGTGGTGATGTACCTCTCCAAACGGTTGCGCTCATAGATGCACTGCTGGAGTTTGGCCTCAATGATGCCTTTGAGGTCCACGATCTCCGCCGCATAGCGGCCCACACGGTCCCCCACGCCGGGGCTCCGGGGCATCCCGGACAGATCTGACGAACAGGACACCGCCCTGGCCTCCAGCTCAAGGAGGCGCTTTTTGTCCATCTCGATCTCCCGGTTGAGATAGTAAAGCTGGGACAGCTCTTTCAAAGTCACAAATCAGCACCAGCCTCTCCACGCCACACGGGTTTGCAGTTGCCCTCACCAAAGGTGCACTTGACGGCGCACACCCGGCAAGGGTCACCACCGGCCATGACAAAGCGCAGGTCCGCCACGGCCTTGCTCAGTTTCGCCTCGGCAAAGCGGGCACGCTCCTGGGCCCTCTCACAGGCCGCCAGCGCATCCGTGGCATCCTGGACCGGGGCAAGCTCCGCATCCAGAGCCTCTGCCTCCTCAGTGATGCTCTTGGAAACATTGTTGACGGTCTGGAGGGCCGTTGCCAGGATGGCGGCGTGCTGTTTCAGCAGTCTAACATTCAAATTATCACTCATTTTGCGCTCTCCTTTACTCGCTTAATTCTGGCCTTGAGTGCGGACATAACAGCCTCATGGGTGTCCTGGCGATCTCGCACCGTGGCCATGACATCCTCATCCTGGCAGCCCTGCACCACAAGATAGTGGACAAAAACCTTGTCATAGGGGGAGCCCTGCCGGTATAAGCGGCAGTTGCCCTGGTCATTCAGCTCAAAGGACCAGTTGAGGCCGTACCACACCACATGCTGGCCACCGGCCTGGAGGTTGAGGCCGTAGGCACAAGAGGCAGGATGCACCAGCAGCACATCAACCTCTCCGCTGTTCCAGGCCTCCTCATCCTCCACGGTCTTGTAGACCCTCACCCGGAGGTCCTTGCGGTGCTTTTTCAGCGCCTCCAGGATGCGGTCCCTGTCATGCTGGTAGCCGTAGAAAGTCAGGCAGTGCTCACCGTTCAACTGCTCCAGCAGCTCCAGGTAGGCCTCCAGCTTGCAGTCATGGACCGGCACGATGTGGCCATCATTGCTATACACAGCGCCGTTGCACATTTGCAGGAGTTTCCCCACAAGGACGGCGGCAGAGGCGGCGGTGATGACATCCTCATCCACCTCCAGCAGCAGGTCACGCTCAAACTGGTCATAGGCCCGGCGGGCTTTGGCATCCAGCAGCACCGGCACCTCATGCTGGATGAAGTCCGGCAGTTCCAGGTAGTCCTCCGCTTTCATAGAGATGCAGATGTCAGAAATGGCATCCAACACAGCGCTCTCCGCACCGTCTTTGGCCTTGTAGGAAAAAATCTGTGTGCGGCTCCGCTGGTCAGGGTCAAAATAACGCTCACGGTAGGCGCTCAGGGATTGCCCCAGGCGCTCTCCGCAGTCCAGCAGGTAAACTTGTGCCCACAGGTCAATGAGGCCCTTAGAGGACGGCGTGCCGGTCAGCAGGACCATCCGCTTGATGAAACGCCGCACCCGCCTCATGGCTTTCCAGCGCTTGCTCTGGCTGTTCTTAAAGCTGGTGCTCTCATCAAGCACCACCATGTCAAAGGGCCAGGCCTGTTTGTAGTAGTCCACCAGCCACTCCACATTTTCCCGGTTGATGACATAAATGTCCGCCGGGGTGTTGAGGGCCTTGATGCGCTTGGTGGCGCTGCCCAGCACCACAGAGGTGCGGAGGTGCTGGAGGTGGTCCCACTTGGCGGCCTCCTTGCTCCAGGTGGCCTCTGCCACCTTTTTGGGGGCCACCACCAGGACCTTTTGCACCTGCCAGCGAAAATACTTGAGAATATTGACCGCTGACAGAGTAATGACCGTTTTGCCAAGGCCGGGACGGAGAAACAGCCCAACGGCAGGGTCCTCAACTACACGCTGGATGCAATAGGCCTGGTAGTCATGCGGCACATATTTCATGCGGGGAAAACCTCCCTCAAAAAGTCCTTTACTGCGTCCATCCCAAACAGCACCCGGCAGTCCGCCCCCCGTTTCTCCATCTCGCTCCGCTGCCATTTCTGGACCTTGGCCAGCCTGCCCACCTCCGTTTTCAGTTCAACAAAGATGGTCTTGCCGGTGGGGGTGATTATCAGCCGATCAGGCACGCCGGGATTTCCGGGTGACACAAACTTATAGCAGAGGCCACCGTGCTCTTTCACCTTGCGAACAAGGTAGCTCTCAATATAGCTTTCTTTCATGGATTTCCTCCTTTCGGAACAGTGGAACATTCGCGCGTGTATGTAGCGCAAACAGGCGGTTTAGAGAGTTTTATTTTTCTCTATTCTCTCTAAATCCTCTCTTTTACCCTAATATAGAAAATGAATGTTCCAATGTTCCACTTAGCCTAAAAGCCTTGCGGCGCAAGGGTTTTGCCCGGAACATTTGCCGGAACATTGCCCGGAACATGTTCCACCCGCCCGGAACATTGGAACATCTGAAAACCTCAAATGTTCCGGGCAATGTTCCGGGTCAAAGCCGCACCTTTTGAAAGCCCCGTTGCTTGCCGCAGTAGCCAAAGCGCAGGGAGCCTCTGGCCCTTTCCCACAAGGCGCTGGCCTCAATGATGCTGTTGATTTCTGCCGTGTCACTGTACCTCATATCCCGCTGCTTGCCGTCCAGAGCCTCACACCAGACCTCCAGAGCACACACACGGTCACGGGGCACCAGCTTGACATCTCCCTGCACAGCGCCGCCCCAGAACATCCGGCGGCGGTCAAGCGGCCAGTTCTGCCAGTCCTCCGGCACCGGGCGCTCCAGAAAGTCCAGGATGATGCCCTCACGGGTGTTGACCTCACGGTGGGCCTCCTGGGCCTCCTTAGCGGCGGCCTCAATTTCCCCTTTGAGGAAAAGCGGCTCTCCCGTCTGCCAGCGGACCATGGCCTCAGCCCAGAGCTGGTCAATTTCTCCGGGCAGATCAGTCCAGACGCTTTTGGCCGCCGGGGCCAGGCCCACATCCACCGGCCAGAAACGCCGGTTGCCGGTGCGGTCCCGCAGGTAGTCAGAGGTGTTGGTGGTGCCGAAGAACACACAGCACCGGGGCAGCTCCTTGACATGGCGGCCATAGGCCGCACGGAAACGGTCAGAGCGCAGGGAGAGAAACTGCTTGATGCACGCCACATCCGTCTTGCGGAAAGCGTCCAGCTCACCGATCTCCACCAGCCAGACCCCCTGCAAAAGTTCAGAGGCCTCCTTGCCCTCAAAGGTGCGGATGCTGTCATTAAACCAGCCCCGGCTCATCTTATCCAGCAGGGTGCTCTTGCCAATGCCCTGGGGCCCAGCCAGGATGAGCATGTTGTCATACTTGCTGCCGGGCACCATGGCACGGGTGACGGCGGCGGTGAAAGCCTTGCGGGTCACAGCTCTGGTATAGGGGCTGTCCTCCGCTCCCAGGTAGTCAATGAAAAGGGTGTCCAGGCGGGGCACACCATCCCACTTGAGGCTCTGGAGGTAGTCCTGGACCTCGTTGAAAGCGTGCTGTGTGGTGTGGAGGGAGAGCGCCCCGTCAATCTTGCCGTTGCCGGTGATGTGGTGGACCTTTTCCATGTACCAGTAGAGGCCATTGTTGTCATTGTCATCCCAAAGGCGGCGTTTGGTGGAGGCGTTCCAGGGGAGCGCATCCAGCACCTCACCACGGCCCGCAAACTGGTTGAGGGCAAACTTGCCCTTGAGCAGCGGGTCATTCTCAAGAATAATCCAGACATTATCAATGGTGGCCTTGGGGAGGCCGGTCTGGCTGTTGATCTCCAGCCGGTCCATCCAGTTGGCGGGCTCTGCATCGTTGGTGGCCTCCACGCCCTCAAAGTCCTTGACGGCCTCTTGGTAGCGCTCCTGGCTCATCAGGGCGGACACATCGGGGTCTTGCGTGGCCAGTTCGCACATGGCACGGTAGGAGGGCAGGCGGTTGGTGGGGGTGCCCGGCTGGGCCTCATCGTCCTTGTCACCAAAGCGATGCAGGCGCACCAGGTCAAAGGCGTTCACCAGCTTGCCGCTGCACGGGTCAGTGGCATGGTGGGAGTAGAGAAACTTGCCGCTGTCATAGATGACAGCGCCGCCGGTTGTGGAGCCGCCCAGGTAGGTGTAGCGGCCCGGCATACGCTCCACCGGCTCATACATGCCGGGGATGAGCTCATCCATGGCACGGTAGATGTCATAGGTGCGGCAGAAAGCGCCCACAACACCGTTTTTGGCCTCCGGGTCACCCTGCTTGACTGCCAGTTTAGTGGGCAAGTTTTGGGAGCCGGGCACCTGGGGCCAGAGGGTGCAGTCACGCCAGTCCTCATACTGGCCCAGCAGGCCCTTGACGGACAGCAGGGGCTTGTCTTTCCACACATAGATGTATTGGCTGTCTGAGCAGCAGCTTGGCCAGTACATCAGACGGGACACCTCAAAGGTGGTGGGGTCACAGAGCTCCAGGCCTATGTACTCCGCCATCTTGCGGGCGATGGGCTCATATTCATCCGCTGAGGCCGTGCGGTCCAGCGGCAGCAGGACACGCAGGCGGGGTGCCGCCGGGCTGTGCTTACGGGTGGAATAGATGCAATAGCCGCAGCTCAGCCCCTCAACACGGCGCAGGACATCCTCCGTGCCGCCCGGTGGGATGTTGTCCAGGTCCAGCGTGATGACATCACGCCCGGTCACATTGTTGGCCTTTCGGCGGGGGCCTGACAGTGTGCCTGCCATAAAGCCGCCCACATCCTTGAGGTCATCCTGCTGGGCCTTTTTCATATTCAGATATTCTGCCAGGGGCTCAGTGCCTCTGGCGGGGGTCTGGAGCTTTGCCCACAGCTCAGAAATGAGCAGGGTTTGCGCCTGCCAGACCATGGCCCTCCGGCTGCTACCGGCGGAGATGGTTATTTTGCGGTCAAATTGCATGGGTCACACCTCACGGTTTCGGATGTATCAGGGATTGAGAAATGCGGTTGTCAAGCCGCTGGAGCTTGACGGTGCGCTGCTGGGTCACCTCATCACGGATGCTAAACATGAGCTTGAGCTGTTCCAGCATGATCTCAACATCAGCGATCTCCTCAGCGATGTGGGCGGCGTTGTCCTGGCCACGGAGGTTTTTGGAGAGCTCCTTGGTGAGCTCTGCCATCTCCTCCATGCAGACCGTGCACTGGCTGGTCTTGCCATAGACATTCACCGCAAGCTGGCGGATTGCCGTTTCGCATTTGGTCATCTAAAAAACCTCCCTGTCTTGTGGTCCCGGAGCTCAATGCGGGCCACCAGCTCAAAGCCGCTTTCCGCAATGATAAACTTGAGGACCTTGATGAGAGTGTTGACCTTGGCATCCAGCGCCTCATGCCCCTCTGCGGACACTTTCTTGATGGCGTTGTATGCCGTTGGGTCTGCGTAGCCCTCAGCGTTTTCCCAGGGTTTTGGGCTCATTGGCCAGCACCTCCTTTTGCCATTGTTCGACATCTGCACCCAGTTCCTTGAGCTTGAGCCGTTCCGGGTACAGGTCATCCATTTCATAAAATTCACGCATCCGGCGGTGTTCTGCGGCCATCGCCAGATAGAAGTCATGGAGCCGCTTGACCCCAAAGCCCAGGTGCCGGTGCAGTGTCCAGAGCACCATGCAGTCCACATCCAGAGCCAGCAAATCATCTTTCTCAAGGCACTGCTGGTTGATTTCGTGCATCATGGCCATCTGCATCTCCGGGGTCATTATGGACTTGCCCAGAGCGGAGAGCTTGATGTTGAGTGTGGGGTCTTTGGGCACCTGCACACCTTGGCGTTGCAGGTTTCGCCGCTCTTTTCTGTTCATCGCTTTGTGCCCCTCCGGCAGCGCCCGGCGTTCTCGTTTGGTTGCCAGTCCTCAACCACAAGGACCGGCTGGCCGGGGCCTTTGTCACAGATGAAGTCACCCTCACCAATGTACTGGCAGCAGTCGCACATGCCGGGGTCACACATCCGGGGCTTTTCACTCCTGGGTCTGGGTTTCCGCTTTTTCATAGGAACAGCTCCTTTCTGTCACGATTTCACCGGCGCAGGCCGCATAGCCCGCCAGATCAATAAAGCTGTCAGGGCTGGAGCCGGTGGCGATGCGGGCCACCTTGAGCAGGGCCAGCATAGTGCCGGCATCCTTGGCCGTGATGCCGTTGATGGGCATGACCTTGGCATACTCCGGGTGCGCCGCTCTGAGGTAGACACCCCAGAGCAGGCCGATGGTTTCAAAGTTATTCTCCGGCGTGCCATAGTCCTGCTCACGCTCACCGCAGACACAGCGGCGGGCGGCCTCCAAAATCTCAGAGCGTTTCATGGGCGGCCTCCTCAATGTCATCAAAGATGACCGGAACCTGGGAGCGCATCTGGTGGAGCAGCGGGATGGCCACCTCACGCATCTGCGGGTGCGCCGCCGGAGCGGTCCGCAGCTTGAAGAAATGCCGCCATTCCCGCAGGTTGGCCGTCATCACCACCTCAGTCTTGAGGCAGGTGGGCAGGACGGCACGGGCCTCTTGCGGGGTGCAGCCCCAGTCCAGCAGCTCAAAATATGACTTTTCAGCCATTCTGCAAGCCACTTTCCAATACTGCCAGCCCGGTGTGCCCTCCGTCAGGAAAGAGGGGCGGATGACGGTGATTTCACTGCCAAAGGCATCCTTGGAATAGTTGCAGTAGCGGGTGCTCTCCTGGCAGTAGGAGGCCATGCGGTGCCGGACAATTTCATGGGACACGCCCCGGTCACACACAAACTTGACGGTGATGTCAAAGTGCTCCAGGACGGCCTCATGGCCCCGCTTGATGATGCCCGCCACAAACTTGGCGGCGCTGGTGTCGGTGATTTTGTCCTCAGACTTGTAGCAGACCCGCCCGCACAGCTCAATGTGCTGGAGGATAGCCTGGCCATCCAGCGGGGTGAGGATTTCAGTATAGGGGTTAATGATTTTCATGTGTCACGGTCCTCTCTTGCAAAGCGTTCATCCAGTTCAAACACGCCACGGGGCTGGCCTTTGTAAAAGCCTTTCATGGGGCGCTCTAACTGGGCTTGTAGGTGTTTCAGCTTTTCCCAATACTCCGGGAGATACTGGCGGATGTTTCTGAGCTCCTTGAGGTTTTTGTTGCAACAGCACCAGCAGGAAACACGGTCCAGAATGTCATAGAGCCGGATGGAGCCCTCCAGCCAGAAATATCCGGCGGAGTAGCAATATTGCAGGCAGTCCGCCTCAGTCATGCCAAACTCCGCAAGCGGAAAGAGCTTGTAGGGCTTGCGCTCTTTTTGGAGCCTGGGCGTTTCATCTGCGGCGATGCCCACATAGACCTTTGCGCCCTGGCGCTCTGCATACTGGTCAATGGTCCGCAGCTTGCAGGTGGTGCCCCAGCGGCACAGGCCGCCACACCAGCCATACCCACGCCGCTCACGCCCCTTGACGGGACGCTCCAGCATGTCATAGAGAAAAGGGTTGTCCGGGTATAGTGTTGTGTATTTGATGCCGTGCCGCTGGAATATCGGGAGCATATCATCCCGCAGGTCATAGATGGCTTGAAACTCCATCCCGGTGTCATAAAAGACCACCTCATCCAGCGGCAGACCACGCTCTATGAGCATGAGCACCATGGCCAGGCTGTCCTTGCCAAAGGAGCACGATGCAATGTATTTCATGTGTGCCTCCCTCGCCCCGCCTCCGCAAACAGCGGGGGGGGGCTAAATCGTTGGTGGTAAATAGAAAAGTTTTTCAGTAACAGTGAATTGATTGCCCTTGTTTCGGTCTAAAGTGCGGGTGAACTGGCGTTCCCAGATGCAGGTGATGTCCGGCGGGGCCTCCTGCTCACTTACAAAGACAGTGTGACCGGTGTCTGCCAGGAGGCGCATGGCCACCCAAAACTCAGCGCTGTCAAAACGGTCACCGCTATACCCGGTTGTGTTGTTGTAGGGTGGGTCCGCATAGATCACAGCGCCTGGAGGTATGCACACACGCCGGTAGTCATTGCATACGAAACTGGCATCTTGCAGGGTTGCCATGTCCTTGAGGAGGGAGCGCTTGCTTTGCAGAGCATAGTTGGTCCCGGTGGCATTTCTGGCATAGCCGCCAAACCACTTGCCGCCAAAACTGCACCCAAAGCCTACAAAACCGGCCAGGACAGGGTCCTCATCTTTATGCTCCCGTATGTGTAGATACTGTTCTGCGGTGATGCTTTCCGGCAGCTCATAGCCGTTTTGAACACCCTGGAGTAAAGCGATGAGGTATTGGTGGCGGTCATTGAGGATTTTGCGGGTAAAGCCCTGCACCTTACTTTCAACAGCGCAACTGCCGCAAAAGAGGCTAACAAAGCATCTCTCCCCCCCCGCCACCGTGGTGATTATCTTGGCTATTGGCTGGGCAATCCGGGATTTTCCGCCTTGGTATCTCATTGATGATGTCAGCGATGGACCGGGCAATCCGGCTTTTACCGCCCATGTATTGCATAGCCCATCAGTCCTTTCTAAAGAATGTGCCCACCCAGCCATCAGCGTTGAGCGGCAGATCAGTGGCCCACGGGACAGGCTGGCGCATGATGTTGACCACCGTGTCCAGCATGGTGTCATCATCAGCCCAGGGGGCGATGTCAATGACCACCTCATCATGGATGTGGAACACCACCGGCAGGCCGGATGCCTCCAGGCGCTCAATGGTGTCCGCCAGACAGTCACGGGCAATGGCCTGGACGCAGTTTTCCACCAGCTTGCCGCCGTAGGTTTCGATGCGTTTCCAGCGCTTGGTTTTCTGGTCCATGCCCATGTAGGAGATGGATGGGTTGCCCCATTGGTTTTCACCAATGCCGGGGCTTACATAGTAGAGCTTGCGGCCAGAGGGGAGCAGGATGGTGAAACAGTCGGTGCCCTGGTTGTAGTCATACTCACGGGCCAGCAGGAGGCCATTGACCCCCACACTGCCACCCTGGGTGATGACTTGCACAGCAGCGTTGTCCATGGAATACCACAGGTCACGGATGCGCTTGTTGGCCTCACGCCAGCGGCTCACGATGTCCGGCAGGTCCTCTTCCGGGATGCCCATGTCCAAAGCTCCCATGTTGATGAGTGCGCCGGTGCTGCCTTGGTAGCCCAGGGCCAGCTCTGCCACCTTGCCCTTTTGCCGGAGTGCATACTCTGGATTGCCCTTTTTGATGAGCTCAATGGGCACGCCGAACATCTGAGAGGCAGAGGCCTCATAGATTTTGCCGTGGGTGCGGAACACCTCCAGCCGCCATTGCTCACCGGCCAGCCAGGAGATGACACGGGCCTCAATGGCCGAAAAGTCAGCATCAATGAGGACATGACCCTCCGGGGCCACAAAAGCGGTGCGGATGAGCTGGCTGAGAGTGTCAGGCACGGAGCCATAGATCAGCCGGAGGGCATCCAGCTTGCGGTGCTCCACCAGCTCACGGGCCAGCGGCAGCGGCTCTGTATAAGTGCGGGGCAAGTTCTGGACTTGCACCAGGCGGCCTGCCCAGCGTCCCGTCCTGTTCGCTCCATAGAATTGGAGCAGCCCACGGACACGGCCATCCGGGCACACAGCAGCCTCAATAGCGTCATACTTTTTGGTGCTGGTCTTGCCCAGCTCTTGGCGTATCTCAAGCATCCGCTGGACCTGGGGGCTGTTGTCCTCCTTGCCCAGCAGGCGGGCCACGGTGTCCTTGCGGAGGTCCGCAAGCTCCTCTCCCATGGCCTCCTGGAGCCATTGCGTGAGCTGTGCCACGCTGTTGGGGTTGTCCAGCTTGGAGATGTTCATGGCCTCTTGGGTGAGGTTTTGGCGGGTCACATTGCCCAGATAGAGGGCACCGCTCACCAGGTCCATGTCCACGGCCACGCCACGGGCATTGATGATGAGGTCCGTTTCCCATTGCTTTTGCACGAAGTCCGGCACGGGGAAAGCAGAGAGCCGCCGCTCAATCTCCATCTCAGTCACAACATCCTGGCGGCAGTATTCTTTGAACAGCTCCCACTTGTCGGTGTCGTGCTGGGGCAGGTTGCGGGTGCGGCCTCCATTGGCCTTTGTAGGGGCGCAAGGGACGCAGAAATAACGGATGAGCGCCTTGCCGGTGTTGAGCTTGCGCTTGTCCTCAGCAAGCCCCAGGGCCTTGCCAGTGGCATCCAGGCCTGCTGTGTAACCGCAATAGAGGCCGTGGAACATGGTGCAGCGCCATTGGTCCGGCGGCAGGGTGCCCAAAAACTTGGACAGGCAGCCCCACTCAAAGGGGGCGTTGTATGCGTGCTTGATGTACTCCGGGGAGGTGATGGCCTGGACCAGCCACGGGGGGAGGCGTTCCCCCCGTGCCAGGTCAATGATCTCAACAGGCGCACCATCCACACTGTACGCAAAGAGCAGGATTTCAAAGTCCGGGCTGGAGATGTACTTTTGCGCCCCGGCCTTAGCAATCGGCACGCTTGAATAGGTTTCAAGGTCAATGCTGAGATGGTGCATGATGTCCTCCAATTACATGGGCTGGCCGGTGATGGGATTGATGCCGCCGGTGGTGGCCCAAGGCACCTGAGCGGCAGGGGCAGCGGGAGCCGCAGGCTGGACACCGTAGGCACCGGGGGTTGCGGGCATCGCCGCACCGTAGGTGGGAGTGGCCACAGGAGTGCCGCCCAGCCCGGCGAAGTCGGAGGCAGCGGAGGCCTGGCCGCTCAGGGGCTCCCCGTCACGGGTCTTGAGAACATTGCCCAGACCACAGCCAATGCCCTTGTTGCCGCTGTTGGAGTAGCCGAAGAAACGGACGGTGACACGGCCATACATGCCGCTGTAAATGTCCGCCGGGGACAGTTCGCAGTTGATGTTGTCGATGCCCACCACCTGGGGCTTGTTCTTGGTAGAGGCGGTCATCACCCAATGGCCCTTGCACTCATCGCCAAAGGGAACACCGGAGGGCCGCACGCCGTCACCATCGTAGATGGGCACCTTGAGCATGGGCGGGCGGGCACCGTTCCACACCTTGGCCATGGCCTCATTGGCGGCGGCCTGGATGGCAGCGTCAATGTCAGCCTTGGTGGCGGCATCGCTCTTGGGGATGAGCAGGGTGACGGAATACTTGGGCTCACCGCCCTGCTGGGCGGCTCTGGGGGTGGTCAGGTTGGCATAGGAGAGGCGGACCTCACCAGTCAGGACTTTCATGGCATCATTCTGATACATAATCTTTTGATCTCCTTTACAGTTAAATTACACTCTGGTGTTTGCATCAGGCTGGGCCTCAGCCCAGCAGGTTTGAAGTTTCACCCAGCGCTCATGCCGGGCTTTGGTCCGCTTTACGGCAGCGGTCAGCCGGTTGTTTTCTCGGAGCTTTTGGCGGTCCTCTTTGAGGCGGCTTTTCTTATTGAACACATTGCGCCAGCCGTTCTGATACTCAATACTGGCCTGTTTCCAGGCCTCTTTGCTTTCAATCACGGCGGCATCCAGGTAGAGGGTCATCTGACGGATGGCTCCCTCATTGCTCCACGGGTCCGCCAGGAGTAGCTTGAAAACCTTGCGGATGTTGGAGAGGGGCATGTCCTCCAGCCGGTCAAAATAGATGTCTGCGTGGTAGTCCCCGGTGTTGATGGTGATGAGCTTGGCGGGGTCTGTGTACTGTGTGCAGCTCTCGCAGACCTCCGGGTCACGGATGACAGCCAGGGTGCCGCAAGCGTGCTTGCAGAAACGGCCCACGGGGTAGCCCTTTTCCTCATCATCCAGCGGGATGGGAGGCTGCCACGGGGCAGAATGGGCACAGGTCTGGTACTTACTCATTGGCGGCCACCCCGGCAAAGTCAGCAGCGGCGGGGTTGTAGGCCTCACGCTTGTCTGTGCTGAGGGCCAGCGTGGGCTTACCCAGGGGCTTGGTCACATAGCCGCCGATTTTCTCAGCAAACTCCGCCTTGCCCATCAGTTTCTCCATCTCAGAGAGCGTCTTGGGCTTGCGGTCATAGAGCAGGGCCTCATCATATCCGGCGGCAATGGCGGCTTGGATGGCGGCATCCTGGTCCGTAAAGGTGCGGATGCTCCGGCCAGCCACCAGTTTCCAGCCCTCAATGGGCTTGCCGTCCAGTAGGGCCTTGGTGGCGTATTCCTCCAGGTCCTTGTACCAGGCCACCAGCTCCTTGCCACGGATGAGGAGGTCACCGATCTCCGCATCAGAGAGGAGCGGGTGCACCTCATTCCCATGCGGGCCGATGTGGGAAAACTCCTGGGGGGCCATAGCGTCAGGCGGGACGGAGGAGGCGGGCACGCAGTCCTTGAAGTCCTCCAGCGCCGTGTTGGTGTTGGCACGGGCACGGCACTGAGCCTTGCCACGGCAAAAACGGCAGTGGTCACCGGGGACAAACTCACCCAGCCCGGAGAAAGCCTTTTGTGCAATGGGCTTGATGTTCTCGCCCCAGGCCATCAGCTCCTCCACGGTGATAGTGTCGGTGGTGTAGCTGTCAAGGCGGGGCTGGTCAATGGACATGCGGACTTTCTTGATGGCATCGCCGAACACGGGGGCATAGCGCTTGAGAGCACCCAGAGCGTAGAGCCGCATCTGCGGGTTGCCCACGGCGGACACCGGGACACCCTTGCCGTGCTTGTAGTCCGTGATGCTGAGGGTGTCCCCGCCAATCATCACATTGTCACAGGTGCCAAAGCCCTCCGGGACATACTCCCCAAAGTCCACTTGCACCTCCGCTACCACAGTGGGCGTGCTGTCATAGAGCATGGCCTGCTCAATCAGGTGCTCAATGTAGAGGTCACTGGTCTTGTCCATCTCCTCAGAGTAAAGCGGGTCCTTTTTGAGCTTGTTGAGGCGGGTGGTGTAGGTGCGGGAGGTCATCACAGTGAATTTCTTGAGGGTCTTGAGCTCACAGATGGCGTGGGCCAGGCGGCCCTCCTCCGCATATTCGCTGGTTCGCTCCGGCAGGTGCTCCTCAAAGCGGGGGGCAGCCGTGCATTTCAGCCAGCGGGATGCCGATGAGGCAGAAAGCAGGGCGTGCTTTTCGGGAGGCATAGGGCACCTCCTTAGAGCTGTGCGCCCAGCGTCCGCAGTTCAGTGGCAAAGACACCGTACTGGTCCGGCTGGAGCTGGGTGACGGCCTGCACGCCATACTTGGCCAGCAGAGCCAGCAGTTGCTCCATCTTGCCCGCATCCACCAGGCTGGCACCGGCCTTGGCGATCTGGTCAAGGGTGTAGGTGGGGGCCGTGGTAACGGGAACAGTGGGAGCGGGGTTAGTAGGGGCCACAGTCTGGGCAGGTGCCGCAGGAGCCGGTGCAGGGGTAGGGGTTGCCACAGGCGCAGGGGTGGGCTGGGTAGGGACCACAGTAGCGGGCGGCATGGTGACCGGCGGCACCGGGGCATGGGTGACAGGGGCGGCCACAGGAGCCACGGGGGCGGGAGTGTCCTGGGGCACGGAGATGTTGACGGCGTTCTTTTCCAGCGCCGTGGTCAGCTTGTCAATGGCCTTGAGGACGGCAGCATCCGCCTCAATCTTGATTTTCATTTCCAACATTGGTACAATCCTCCTTGGTATCATCTTTACAGTCGCAGCGCTCACCGGGGTCAAGGTGGGCTCCGCAGTCAGGGCAGGTCTTATAGTAGGGCATTTCAGTCAACCTCCAGCACGCTTGTCCAGTATTCAAAAGCGGTCATAACCTTGCGGGAGTAGTCGGTCTGGTATGTACCTGCATCCCACAGCTTTCTTGCGCCGCCGGGCCCGCAGTTGTAGGCCATCAGCGCAAGCTCTGGCTCTCCGTAGCTCTGGAGATACTGGGAGATGATATAGATACCGGCCTCAATGTTCCCGGCATGGGTCATGGGGTCAAGGCCTTTTTCCAAAAGCCACTCGTGATTGACAGAGTTGATCTGCATGAGGCCATAGTCACCAGTGGCGCTGACGGCATCGGGGTCAAAGTGGGTTTCAACCTCTGCGATGGCAAGGGCCAGAGCATAGGGCACCTCATAGTGCTCACAGCAGTCCTGCATGACTTCCTGGAGTTCGTAGCTGAGGAGCCGCCCCTCACTCACGATGTCATCACGGTGGCGGGCAGGCTCCGTGGTTTCCTCTGGTGGTGCAGAGGGCTCCACGGGGCTCTGTTCCGGGGCTGGAGGGGTGACGGTTTCCGCCGTCACCACAGGCTCAGGGGTCTTGACCTCATCGTCCGTCTGGCGGGCACTGCATCCGCTGGCATAGCCAAGGGCAAACACAGTGGCAAGGACGGCCAGAATGGCCATGATGACCATGGCGTTGCGCCTCCGGGCCATGCGGCGCTGGCGGCACCGCCGGGAATACCGGCGGGCATAGGGCTCACTGGTGGTCATGGCGCTCACCTTAACCGTTCATGCGGCGGTTGATTTCCGCAATCAGCTCATTGGTGGTGTACTGGTCCAGGCCACCATCAGCCTCCACGGCATACTGGGAGGGGATGAGGAAAGCGGGGCGGGACCCGCGGGAGGGGGCAGAAGTAGTGGTAGCTGCTGACACTGCCACCGGTGAGCAAGCCCATGACCCAGGTATCATCCTCATCCACGCAGGGGGTGCTCCAGGGCGTGGCGCTCCACTCCCAGCTCTCAGGCTTGGGCAGCAGACCGTGGAAACGGCGGATTTCATCAAAGGTCAGCGGGGCCACCTTGCACTCACAGCTCCCGTACTCCTTGGAGCCGTTGAGGGCAGTGAGGTCAACCTCACGGGTGATGAGCTCATCAGCGTGGCCCTCAGTCAGGGCATCCGCAAAGGCACCGTTGAGGTGCTCACGGAAAGAGCTGGCAGCAAAGTTGTTGGTGGAGCCAAAAGAGCTCTTAATCTGGGCGGCGGTCACCAGCAAGGTGCCAGCCGTGCGGTGCTCCAGCACAATGCAGGGCTCCCCATGAAACTTGACCACCTGGCCGGGGGCCACATTAGAAACAGCGGTTTTCATTGGTGTTGTCCTCCTTGATATTGGTTTGCGTGGTGCGGCACATCTTGCAGATGGAGATGACGCTGAGGCCAATGTCAGACAGCTTTTCGGGATAGGTCAGTGGAAAAAGCTGTCCACACTTTTTGCAGCGGACATGTCTGGTTATCATCGCCATGGCTCAGTCCTCCGCATCGTCATCCGGGCCCTCAATATCAATGAGGTTTTCTGCCTGGACGATGATTTCAGAAACGATCTGCCGAATAGGCAGAGAGGTCTTTGCCCGCAGACGGCGGACCACTTTTTCCGCCTCTGGGGTCAACCGGACAGTTCCGATGCACTCATCAGAAAGCCGGTTGCTTTTCAGCACAATGGGGTTGTTGCTCACGGTTTTGTCCTCCTTGGTTTTAATAGGTGCGGGATGTCATGCCCCGGCAGTTCGGCGGCCTCTCCGCTCAAGGCCCTGCTGGACACTGAGCTGGGCAAGTTCGGCGTTGTAGCCCAGGCGCTTGTCAGGGAGCCTTGTGCCGTCCCGGCCACGCCTCAGCTCCGCATAGACTGCGGAGGGAGAGATGCCAAGAGAGGCGGCAATGTCTTTGGCGCTCAGGCCTGCCTCAACCATCTCCTGGATTTTCTGCCGCTCCTCATAAGAGCGGAAAGCGTAGTCTGCCAATGCGTTCACCTCCTTACCGGCATAAAAAAATTGAGCTACACGACCAATCTCTTGGTGTGTAACTCAATTATCGGGGCTGCGGTCTAATAATTACGTATTATAATGTGCTTGAAAATAAATCGTCAATATGGTATCATAACACTGTATATGCAGTCCTGAGACACGGACGGCAACAACATATTGAACACGTCAATATCATCATCGCCGCAGCTTTGTTACCGGCGGCGGGAAGAGGAGACAAGCTATGATAAAACTCAGAAAGCTTCTGGCATGCCTGATGACCGTGTGCATGGCGTTCAGCCTGATGCCGCTCGCGGCGTTTGCGACCGAGGGCGAGCCCTGCACGCATGTGTGGCAGGCTGCCGGCGGTAAGCATGTATGCAGCGTGTGCAGCGAAGAAGCTGCGCACAGCTTTGAAGAGGGCGTCTGCACGGTATGCGGCGCGGAAGAACCGGCCGATCCCAATGCTGAGGCGGCAAACAACGCGCCCGCGGAGCCCGCAGATGAAGAGGGCGGCGCTGCTGAAGAGACATATGCCGCGCAGATCGGTGAGAATGGGTATGCGACTCTTGCGGAAGCACTGGCCGCGATGCAGGACGGCGATACCGTCACGCTGCTTAAAGATGTGGAGGAGAGCTTTACCCTTGAAACTAACGGTACGATCGATCTCAACAATAAAACTTTAATCGGTGAGATCATAATTAAGGCAGACGTTGTTTTTCGCACCGGCGTGATCGCTCAGAAAAGTGGGCAGGCAACTGCTGCCATGGTGCTTATCAATAGCGGCAGCCTGAAGCTGGAGGACACGTATATTAATGCTGGAGAATGCGGCGGCATATTAGTGGACTCGGCAGAAACAGTCTCGGTCGAGCTCGCGGGAACCGTAACTTCATCGCAGTATGGCATAATGCAGAGCGAAAGCAGCACCGGAACGCTCAATGTCACGAGTAATCCTGCTTCGGGTATCAGCGGTACTAAGTACGGCATTTATATAAGAAACGGCTCATACACGGCGCGTACCACGGACGAGGATACCAATGATCTGAATGTACGCAGCAATGGGACAGCGATCAAAATAGATAAAGGAAGCCTTTCCATTTCCGGCGACAAGGGAAGCTTTGAGGGAGCACTTGAAATAGCCGAGGGAGTGACCTGCAGCATCACCGGCGGCAGCTTTACTGTGAAGCCGAACGTTGACAGTGGCTATCTTGCGGTGTACGACGAATCAACAACATCTTATAATGTCATACCCGGTGTCGTTGTTAACGATGTGACTGTCAAGGCTGATGTGACGGGCGGCTATAGCGGTGATGGTACCGCAAGCTTTTCCTGCGGCAAAGACGCAATCGACGTGAAAAAGCTGCTTGAAGCCTCGGGAATCACGTTTGAGGACAACGACACAGTGACGATAACGATCGTACCTGTGGTGAATAAAGTGGCAGAGGATGGACTAAAGTATATTGAATATTCCATTTCGCCTACGGCAGAGATCAATGTAAAAAGAGATGGGGCGTCGGCAGCGAATAAGACGATCGCTGTCACCAATGCTATGCTCATCGGCGAGATCACCGTTGCTGTTAAAAAGGATGCCACCTTTAACATAAAAAAAATAGTACATATCCATGACGACCGCAGCAAGAGCATATACACGAGCGGCAGCGTTGCGTCGACCTCGACATTTTTAGACTCCCAACTCGATAACAACGTGAGCTTCAAGGTCACATCCTTCAGCAACTTTGCCATGTATGCGTATGAGCTCGTATGTGAGGTCCTCGATGACAAGGGAACCAGTCAGGGCTATTACGAAAGCTTTTCAGCGGCACTGGATGCTATTAACAATTACGTTAACATGAGCGCCAACTGGACTATTAAGCTGCTGCAGAACGCGAGCGTCGAAGCGACTCAAGAGATCATAAATCCGTGGAAATGGACGATAGACCTTGCAGGGAATACGCTCAGCACTAATATGTTTTCTGTTGCGTCGGGCAATGGAACACACAGCCTGACCATAAAGGACAGCTCAGGTACTAAGTCCGGAAAGCTCACCGGTATCGGAACATCAGCAACGATCAATATAGGCGGCAACTGTGTCCTGACGCTTGAAAGCGGCACCATAGAGCACACGAGCGGAACTGCCATTGCTCTGAAGGATAATAAAAACAAAAAGAGCGCGCAGCTCATCATGAATGGCGGTGCTGTGAATGGCGTAACGGCGATATACGCTGAACAGGGCGCCGTGGAGATAAGCAACGGTACGGTCACCGGTACGAACAGTACGGTTGACGGAGAGGCAGCGATCCTCGTGAACGACAACGTCACCCTGACAATTAAGGGCGGCAGTGTGACCAACGCAAAGGGCAATGCCATTTCAATAAACGGCGTGAGCTCGCAGTTCACCATGTCCGGCGGTACGGTAAATGGCAGAACGAAGGGCGTTGACATGTACGGCGGAAGTGCGGAGATAAGCAGCGGTACCATAGAAGGCGGCACAGCCATAAATACCGTCGGCAGCAGCATAACGATCTCCGGAGGCACGTTCGACAGTACGACTGCGGATAAGGAAGTGGTCGCCGCTACGACCGGAAGCACGACGGTTGCAATTTCCGGCGGCTCGTTCAAGCATGAAGTGCCCAAGGTGCAGTGCGCGGACGGCTACGTCCCCTGTGCGGACGCAAAGAACCCCGGCAGATTCAGCGTCGAGCCTATTTCGGAGCCGGTAGCAAGAGCGGAGGACGCGCTCGGAGTCGATAAGGGCACGTTCTCGACCGTCCAGGATGCGATCAATGCCATCAATGGGACGGAGACAG